GGGGTTCGGTCGGCTAGGTCAGTCGCTACGCTCGTTCCCACGCCTCCCTCACCCACATTTTGCCAGCCCTGGTCTTGCTGCGCAAGCCCTTATTCGGGCTGCCAAAACGTCATGTAGGTAAAAATACAGACAATCTAACGTAACTCCTTATCTGGTATAGATTTAGCTCTAAACCTAGGCTTTTTGGGTCTACTTTTAGGGTCTATAAACCCATGCCGATACATGGGAAGAAATTAGGGCTTTTTCACAGCCTGAAACCGTATCGGCGGCGGATGGCTTTGAAAAAGCCTTTTTTGAGCAGAGTATGTTTCGGCTACCTGCTAACCCTAAAAAACAGGTAATGAAAAATCCAGCTAAATACTGGAAGGTCATTATTTTGACAAAATAAATCTCTAAGAATTAGGAGTGAAATAATGCGCGGTGTGATTTTCAGATTAGGTGTTTCTCTAAAAGAAGCAGGTGAAAAAATAGGGATTAATTGGTTAATCAGATTCGGTCTTTCAATTCGTGACTTTGCGATGGATTTGTAAATGAAAGTAACTATCTCAATGCAAGTAAAAAATATAAGTGAATATCTTTCAGGCAGAGACGATAAACCGTTAAGATTTGACACTGTAAATGAAGCGTTGAAATATCTTTATGTTATGAATTTTACTTTTGAACAAATATTATGTTTTGATTTTCTTTTTGAAGAGACAGAAATAAATGATTTTTATTCTAATGATTTAGGGGTTATTTGTGCTGATTAATCACTGTAAAAAGCAATATATAAGAAAAAAGCCTAAAACAAACACTTACAGAGATTTTGAAAAGAAGTTAGATCGCGTCTTTTCAGAATACATCAGGTTAAGTAAATCAAATGATGGTTATTGTACTTGTGTTACCTGCGGAAACATTCACCATTGGAAAGAAATTCATAACGGACACTTTATAAGCAGATCGGTTAAAGCTACCAGGTTTAATGAAATTAATTGTAATCCTCAATGCGTAAGATGTAATTCTTTCAGGCAGGGAGAACATCATATTTACAGAAAATATTTAATAAACAAATACGGAGAAAAAACTATAGAAGATTTGGAAAACACCGCGCATTTAGGAGGCAGTTATTCTGCTTATGATCTGGAAAATATGATTTCTGAATATAAAGAGAAAGTTAGGAAATTAAAAATTGAGGTAGATAATGGCAACTAAACTTTATGGAAAATAGATTTATTGCTGCAAGGGGAAGTGTGGTGAAGGTTATAACGGTAAATGTAATTTAAAAGGTGTGCTTAGAGATTTTCCAAAGAACAGCTTATGTTATAAACCTGACTATTTCCCTTATGACAAAGAACTTGACGCTCTTGGAGTGTTTGAATTAACGGAGGCAAGCGATGTTTAATATTGAAAGCAGGAGTAAGGAGAAAACAATGGAAACAAAAGAATTAGTCCGTATCTCTGACATGAATATCAGTGATATTACAGAAACAGAGCTGGAAGCAGGCTTGAAGTCTGTAATTATACAGAAAAAAGACACAATTGAATCTATTTATCAAAGCATGATAACAGCTGATGAAGCATGGCTGAAGTATAAAGATGAAGAATACGAACCAACAGAGGAAACAGCCAAACAGGATCGAGCGACTTTAAATAAAGCTGAAAAAAACATCGCAGAAAGATACGCTGAATTTAAAGCAGCTTATGAGAAACCGCTTCAAGATATTGAAAGAAACATAAAATCAATTAGGAATGCGATAAAAGAAGCTTCTGGAATAGTTGATAAATCCGTGAAGGATTATGAAAGCAAGCAGAAAACCAAAAAAATGATAGAAATTGAATCTTATTATAACTCAAAAGATTTTAGCCTAGTCTCTCTTGAAAGACTGTTTAATCAGAAATGGTTAAACAAGACTTGCAAAATGTCAGATGTAAAAAAAGAGATAGATGTTCAGGTTAAAACCATTTACGACAACATAAAAGTCTTGGAAAACATACCGGATCACGGAATGATCGCAAAAGCCATATATCTTGAAAAACTGGATATGAGCGAAGCCATGAGGCAAGTTGAAATCCTGAAAACTAACGCCGAAAGACTAATAAAAGAAAAAATTGAACGTGAAGAAAGAGAGCTAAAAGAACAGGTAAAGGAAAACGCAAAAGAGCAATGGCAGGAAAAAGCCGATGAAAAGAAAACAAAGGATTTTGAAGTAAAGCGTGATGAATTCTATAAGTCTCTAGGATTTGAAATAAAAGAGCCTGTTGTAGAAGAAAAACCAGAAATACTTGAATACACCTTGAAATTTAGAGGAACAAAAGAGCAGCTTTTTAAATTACGTCAGTATATGACTGATAACAACATAGCTTATGAAAAAATCGATCAAGGAGAAAGAAAATGAGTGAAAATGCAGTAATTGTACAGGAAATTAGAGCAATTCAAAGCTATTCAGTAGAGCAAGTTAAATCACAGGTTACGCAGGTACAAACTTTAATGAGAGATTTAATGAGTGAAAATGTTCACTACGGTAAAAGTTTTCCGGGCGATACTAAAAAGAATTTATTAAAACCCGGAGCCGATAAGTTAATGTTCATGTTTAGATTCAGACCTGATTTTGAACAGGAAATTAAAGAGCTTCCAAACGGTCACAGAGAAATAATAACTCATTGTAAAGTATTTCACATCGAATCAGGAAACAAGATCGCTGAAGGCGTAGGATCGGCTTCGACAATGGAATCTAAATTCAGATATAGGAACGCAGGCAGGAAGTGTCCTGAGTGCGGAAAAGAAACCATAAAGGAAAGCAAATTTGATGAAGGCGGATTTTATTGTTTTGCAAAAATCGGAGGCTGCGGAGCGAAATTCAGCAAGGACGATCCTAGCATAACAAGCCAGCAGGTAGGAAAAATGGAAAATCCTGATATTGCTGATTGTTATAACACGATACTTAAAATTTCCAAAAAAAGAGCCTATGTAGATGCAACTATTACAGCAACGGCGGCAAGCGATATTTTCACTCAGAATTTGGAAGAGCTTACAGGCGAAAATGAAAACGGTTATGAATCAAACGGCTATCATAACGGACATAAAGAACCTGAAAATAAAATCGCTCCTAAAAAAGAAACTAACGATAATCAAAAGCAAAAAAGCCAGCAGGGCTACATTAACGAAATGAAATCCATGCTCTCTAAAACCAACCCTGATTGTTATCCATTCTTTAACGAGAAAGAAAAAGAAATTTGGCAAAAAATGGCGCAATCGGCTGGTTCAATGCAGGAATTCACCAAGGTTTATGAAAACTTAAAAAGCGAGCTGGTAAAAAGAGAGGAAAATTTTAAACCTATTCCTTTTGACGAAGAAGTAAAAGAATTTAAGGAAGAAGAATTGGATATATTTTAACTTACTTTCCTGTATAGGAAAGTAAACAAACGGAGGAAAAGATGGAAATAAATCACGTAACATTAATTGGAAGACTGACAAGAGACGCAGAACTAAAATACACATCATCAGGACAGGCGGTATGTAAATTCTCCATTGCGGTAAACAGGCGGAAGAAAAACGGCGATCAATGGGAAGATGAAGCTAATTTTTTCGACATAGTAGTATGGGGAAAGCAGGCTGAATCCTTAAGTCCTTACTTGTTAAAAAGCAAAATGGTTGGCGTTGACGGAGAGCTTCGTCAGGATCGCTGGCAGCAGGATGGTCAGAACAGATCAAAAGTGGAAATTATCGCTAATTATGTGCAGTTGTTAGGCGGCAATAACGGTTCTCAAAAACAAGAATCAAATGATGAGTTCAGGCAAGGAAGCTGGTAATTGACAATTTTAATAACTGCGCCGGGAGAATTTTCCGGCGCAGAGTTAAAAACAGGCTGCTATTACAATGCAGAACCTGCGGCGGAAGGCACGGAAGCGCAAAACAGGCTTTTTCATAAGCTCTTGCAAATTTTTATGGTATCTAATCGTCATTCATATAACGCTAAAACATTTCAAGAATTCAAGGACATGGTAAAGAAAGATTACGGAGCAGGATTTAAAAGCTATGTTTATATTCAAGACACTAAAAGCGGTTTATTTAAAGGCAGGGTTAAAAATATAGCTGATGTTCCTGAAAATATCGCCATTGATAAATATGGTAATAAGATGTTATGGGGTGAATTATTATCATGGAGCAAATACTCAAAAAAACAGCGCATGGATACCATTAATAACGTCATTTCAGTTATGCACCAACTGGATATAAAGACAAAAGAATTCTATGAAATATTAGATCAACTTGAGTTAAATAACTTAAACAGGATGGCAGGATAATATGGGTTACGGGCAAGGCTATTCAGATGATTTTGATGAAATTTCTGATGAGGAATTCTACAGAGATGTAGAAGAAAAGAAAGAAGAATTATCTGATAAACCAGACAATGATTTAATACAAACAGCATTAAATTGCGGTAAAGAATTAAATAACATAACCAAACATTTCCCTGCTTTTGATGTTGCTTTGAGATTAAAGAAAAACAAATGGACACCTACGCCAAAGCAGAAACAAGCAATTATCAATGTAATGGCTTTTTATCTTATACAAAAAGAGTATGGGGGAAGCATGAACTTAATTCATGATCATTTCCAAAATTATAAACGCTATAATATTCCAAAAGCGCAATTAGTGATCGCTGATATACCCTATAACACTGGAAACAATGCCTACGCTTCCAATCCGCAATGGTATGAGGGGGGGATTTGAATAACGGTCAGTCAAAACTTGCTGGAAAACAATTTTTTGATACCGATAAGGATTTTAAAATACCTGAATATTTCCATTTTTGTAATAAATTAGTTAAGCCTGAACCAAAAGAAACTGGTCAAGCTGGCTGTATGTTTGTATTTTGCGCTTTTGATCAACAGTGGATTTTAATAGAGGAAGCGAAAAAACATAACTTTAAGAATTATATCAATTTAGTATTTTATAAAAATTATTCACCGCAAGTATTAAAAGCAAACATGAGAGTAGTAGGAAATTCTGAATACGCTCTATTATTTTACAGAGACAAACTGCCTAAATTCAGAAACAGAGGGCAAATGATATTTAATTCTCTACCTATGCCAAGAGATACAGAAACGCCGAGCATACACCCGACACAGAAACCGATCCAGTTAATTAAATCATTGATTAGAATTTTTACTGATCCGCAGGATGTAGTAATCGATCCATGCGCGGGATCTGGTGTTACGCTTTTAGCTGCCGAACAATTAAGCAGAAAATCTTATGGGTTTGAGATTAAGAGAGAATTTGTAAAAGCTTTTGAAAAAGAATTAAGACCGCTTGCAAAAGATAAAGAAATAATATTTGAAGAAAAAGAAGTCAAGCAAGAAGTCTTATTTGAGGAAGCTGTTTGAATACAGCATATATAGATTTGTTTTCAGGAATTGGCGGTTTTGCCCTTGCCGCTTATTGGTCAGGTCTTAGATTTGACAAACATTATTTCAGCGAGGTAGACGATTATGCGGTTAGGTTGTATCAAAAGAGATTTCCCGAAGCTATACCGTTGGGAGATATAAGAAATGTCGATTACTCAAAATTGCCAAAAGGAGATTATCTTGTCACGGGAGGTTTCCCATGCCAGCCTCATTCAATCGCAGGTAAAAGAAAAGGATGCGAAGACGAGCGCGATCTTTGGAGAGAGTGTTTTAGAATGTTATGCGAATTACGACCAAAATTCGCAGTCTTTGAGAATGTGCCAGAATTACTTATTTCCAACAACGGACAATTTTTCAACAGAGTTTTGTCGGACATTCACAGGGGGGGTATGATGCGGAATGGCAAACTATACAGGCTTGCGAAGTCGGCGCACCTCATAAAAGAAAAAGGGTGTGGATTGTTGCCTACCCCAAGAGCGAGCGATTGCAAAAGGATACGTTTCAAAAAAAACACATTGGAAAAAGTTGTAAACAAAAACTTGAACAATGGAAACCATTTCAGTCTATCACTGCCAGAGCTTATCAAATATGTAACTGGAAAACCTATGAATATATCCTTACCGGAGATCATGATGGGGTATCCGAAGAACTGGACGCAATTAAAGGAGCAGGTAACGCCATTGTTCCTCAATGTGCAGAGCTGATATTTAATCTGCCTGCTTTTGACAGATGGAGAATAATATAAAAGGATTTGGGAGAAAATAATGGCAAGAATAAGATCAATTAAACCAGAATTCTTTAAACATCTTGAATTACAAGAATTAGAAAATGAATATCGTGGGCAATATGTAATGTTTATTTATGCTGGACTGTGGACACAGTGTGATAAAAATGGTGTGTTTTTTTATAATGCAAAAGTTTTAAAAAATGAGATTTTACCTTATATAGAATTTGATATGCAAATATCACTAGATATATTAGAAAAGCGCGGTTACTTTATTAAATTTAGTGCAAACGGCAGGGATTATGGATTTGTACAAAATTTTAATAAATATCAGTTTCCAACCAAGAACGAAAAAGACAGCCCTGCTAAGTATCCGCTGCCGCCAAAAGAAATATTAGAAGGTTCTCAAGCACAAATTGAAAAATTCCCAAGCATATCTGAAAACGTTCCTAGTAACGATACCGAGAACCATACCGAGGCGGAAGGATTACAGGATAAAGGAATAAGGATAAAGGAATCTGACGGCTCTATCGAGCCTCAATCCCTAAAAGACGCTTTAATACTTTCAAGCCTGCTTCTTGATCTTCACCGCCAAGTTATTCCTGACTATCTTTCTGGTAAAGACGACAAAAAAATTATTGAAAGATGGGCAAAAGACATCGAACAGTTAATCCGTATTGATAAAAAACCGCCTGAAACAATAAAACAAGTCATTCATTACGTAAAGACTCCTGGCTGTTTCTGGTTTCCAAATATTCAGAGCGGAAAAAAGCTGCGTGAAAAATACGAAACCTTGTATAGCCAAATGTTAAGACAAACATCAAAAGTTATTTTGCCTGAAAAAAAGACATATATTCCAGATGCCGAACAAACTAACCAAATGTTAGATGAATACAAAAAAGACTACTTAAACGCAGCAACAGGTCTGTCTTTATCTGACGGCTTAAAACAAGTGTTACGAGAGAAAAGAAATAAGGAGGTAAATGTATGAGATATTGGTGTGAATTCTGCGAAGTAGAATTTATTTTCCATGAAAGATTTACGCAAGAAGACATAGGTATAATCTGTCCATGTTGTAAAGCAGGGCTGTCTTATTTTTATAAAATCCCTGACTTTGAAACTCCAGCGCAATACGAAAAACGCACAGGGAAGAAGTGGAACGGCGCATTGTGGGCTAAAGGAGTACATCCAGAACTTGAACCCTACGAATGGCTGGTTGTGCGTAGGTCAATTTGGAAAGATGAGGATATTTTAAATAACGATAAAATAATATTTCTCTGTGCCAACAACTCACCCGAACCGCCGCCAGATGATTATGTGCCGGAGGTGGAGGCATGAGGTGTTGTGATTGCCCTTACAGGAATATATGCAATGGAAGGTTACCAGACACGCATAGTGTCCATACATGCTTGAGGAAAGATGTTTTCGATGCAGAACTTGGAAGAAACAGTGAGGATAAATTAGCGGAGGGAACGCAGTCATGAGCGCAATACTTGAATTAAAAGCAACGCCTGAATTGTGTTTTGAATGTCCAATAATTTATAGTGTCGTATTACACAATGATACTAATACGAATGTGGCAGATCGTGAAAAATACACCAGCTCCCGACACCCTGACTGCCCTCTAAAAATAACGGAAGATAATCTGCGGTGGATACTTAGTTCATACGATGTGAGCGACTATACAACAAGAAGTTTTATTGAATGTCCGAAATGTGAGGTTGGTTATGATTACGATTGCAATGATGTCAGTTTTTTCGAGACATTCAATTTCTGCCCTAATTGCGGTGTAAAGCTGTTGCCGCCGGAGAAAGTATGATACCAGATGATATATTCTGCCCTGATTGCTTATTACCGCAAAACGAATGCGATTGCATATGTCCTCATTGTGGAAATAGTAAAGATAATTGCGAGTGTGAAGAAGAAGATGACGATGACAATGACAAGAATTGGGATTATATGAGAGGCGAACCGCGATGTCAGGTTTGCGGCGAAGCTACCAGTCAATGCGATTGTACTTTATAAGGAGGAATCATGAGAGAGATTTTATTCCGAGGAAAGCGAATCTTAGATAATACTTGGGTTTATTCAACTGGTATATGGTTTGGAAAAAACAGTGAAGGTAATGACACGGTTGATATATATGATGGATATGGCTGGAAATTAATTATCCCCTCTACCGTAGGACAATTCACAGGCTTACTTGATAAAAACAGCGTAAAGATATTTGAGGGAGATGTTATTAAAGCCCATTACGCCAATGCTAAAAAAGCCGACCATATTGAAACCGTTGTTTTCAAAGACGGTAAATACATGGCTGAGTTTCATTTCGATAATGGAACCGGCAAATCATGGAATACGTTGCCTGACAGGATACAGAGAGTTTGTTTTCATTGGGAGTCGCCGCCTATATACATGGAATCATGCGAAGTCATCGGAAATATCCATAATCCTGAATTATTGGAGGAAGTATGTTAACAGAAATTGACAAGGATTTTTATTGCTCATGTGATTTTATGCAGATGGGTAATTATGAGCCTGAACACTGTCACGGAAAAACTCAAGGTTATTGTGATGGATGTTCAGCAAGACACCGCAAACACCCAACACCTGAACAATTCAAAGAGGAATACGGCTTTGATTATCCCGATAAGGGTGCAGTGTACTGTTGCGATCCTACAGGTAAACTTAACAGTGATAAATGGTTTATTTTTAATTATAAATGGTTTAAAGAAAACAAACAACGCTACACCAATGACGGTCAAGATTTACTATGTATCTGCGCCTGTACTCCCTTTGGAATACCGCCTGAAAACTGGAAGCCTGAATGAACTACGAAAGTAAATCCTACTGGATACAATTGAAGAGATAATAAGAAGACCAGTAGATTCAAATAATTGTCCTAGAGCAGTTATGTACGAGCTGCTAAAATTAATAGGCGAGCATAATGGAACTGAAAAGAATAGAGAATAAATACCTTGAAACTAATGGAAAAACCTATAGGAGAAAAATATGGAAAAATTAACTATCGAAATTGAATTAACAAAAGAAGAAATGGAAGCGTTCAATAACCTTATTGAACAGGGTTGTTATGACCGAGAGAAATACCTAAAGCGGCTTATTATTCTTGCAATCGAAAGAAAAAGAAGAAGTAAAAATCTTAATAATAAAATGCCCAAAATAAATACGGGTAGTGAAAATGTTTAATTTCCCTTTATGTGTTTCTCATAAATTTTTGAGGCTAATATGACTTTTTCTTGGATGTCTTTGTTTCCGCTGTTAAGAAAATTTTGCCTAGCCTCAGGCGCAAGTAATGCTAGTGTTTTAACCGAAATTTCTAACGCTTTAGCCCTGATTTCTTGTTCATTCATTTTGTACTCCTTAATTTATTATCGGCAGGGAGAGTAAACACCTTGAAAACTATGAAAAAATCGCCTAAAATGAAAGGCATGACCGCCAAAGAGGTAGCTGAAGAATGTGGTGTATCTTGTTACTTATGAATAGCGCTTACAATGACCACATGTATACGTTATCGCTCCAGCGGTCGGGCTGTAAGGTGTCATGTGATGTCGGTATCTTTCTGGCGATTCATAACAAACAGGGCAAAAAGGAACATCATCGCCGTCTTTCCAGTATTTAGCATTTCGCCATATTAACGGATCGGATTCATGTTCTTTTAACCGTCGGTTTTCCTGTTCAAGAGCCATGTTTTTGTTAATTAAATCAGTTATAACTAATTGGGTTTCAAGTAACTGTTTATTCCATTCACTTACTTTTAATAAAAATTCATCTTTTGAAATATCATCTTTCTTAATTTTAGACGCAAAGTCAAATAAAGAATGAGCAAGAGAAACTAAAGCCGTAACTGCGGCGATTGGATTATCCATATTTATATATCGGTTTTATAGAGGTTTTTATGAATTTATATTTAAAAGAACAAAACGGAAAAATGTTAAAATTAGTCAATCCGCTAAGTGGTATGCCGTTTTTTGCGGAAATTATTAAAGATACAAACGCATATCTTATAAAAAATAAAGGCGCATATATTAAAGGCGAAAATGTCAACATTAATATCAGTGATGACGGCGAAGCATTAATTAATATAACAATAGCGGTAGCTACTCAGGTAGACGAACCTCAAAAGGAGGTATCTTAAAACCTATGAAAAAATCCAGTAAATGGATACCGTATATATATACTAAGTAAGAATCAACGAATTGCAAGGAGGAATAATGGCAGCAAAAATTGAGCAAGAGGTCAAAACAATGTCAATAAAATGTAAAACTTTTGGCTCATATCTTTACTGTCACGGCAAAGAAAAAAAGATGTGTACGTTTTTCCAAAAAAGAAAACGGCGTTATCAGATTGTCCAGAGAGCGTAAGTGATGCGTTTATGAATGAAGAGTATGACGCTGAAATAACCATAAAAGAGGATATAGAAAACGAATGGAAGAATTTATAAGTTTTCAAAAATTTAAAACTGAAGACGGCAGAATAGAAAATGAATATTAAAAATCATTTTCACGTTATAGATTGACAATAAAACTAAATGGAGGTTTAATTAATTATGATTTATTTATCTAATTTTAGAACAGCAGGAAATGATCCTAGAGCTATTTCAATAGCCGCTTTAACACCAAAAGGATTTAAAGGTGAAAGACGGAAAGATTTAGCGCCAAAATTCTCTACAGTGAAAAATTTTAAAGATGGAAAAATTACAAATGCTCAGTATATAGCCGAGTATTGCGATATTATTTATAGCCACGATCTTGATAAACTAGTTAAAGAGCTAGACGGACATATTTTACTCTGTTATTGCGAGAAAAACGAAATTTGCCATAGATTTTTATTAGGTTTATATCTAAAAGTTGAAACAGGAATCGAAGTAGAAGAAATCGGTGGATTTGATGAAAAATTTAAAGAATCGTTTGAGAAAAACGGTATACCTATGAGATTATTATTAAGTGAAGAAGAAAAAAACAAATACGGACTTCATAACAAGTACGAAGACGACAATATCATAGGACACTGGAGAGAATTAAACGCAATAGGCGCAAATGAGTTATTTATAAACGGAATGAATTAACTAAGTATATATATAATAATTGATTAAAAACGTATTAGGCAGATTAAGATTGTGGAATTTTGAGACATGAACATATTGCAGTTTTATGAGATATTAGAATATTCTATACAATTCAAGCTTGATATATCTTCTATTCCTTATCAAGAAGCGCAAGAGCTTTACAACAATTTGAATGACTTGATAAAAATAGCAAGAACGAATGAAGAAAAATCCTCTACAAAAACAGTAAGCATATACTAAGTATATACTACCGAATTGTTTTAATAAACTCTTGACTATATAAAATTAGTTAGGAGTTTAATTATGAAGAAAAAAGTCCTAAGAAAAACCAAAGTCTTGACGGCTCGACCGGATTTTACGACTTCAAGAGGCGGCAGCGGCTTCTTGATCTCTAATAATCCGCTTTCAGGCGGCGGCGGCGGTTAACGGTTTTGGCGGAAATGGAAGCCATTAAGCAGGCTCTACAAACAATAGAGCTTGCTTATAACAATTCAAAACAATGTATTTTATTCTATTCAGGCGGTAAGGATTCAGTAGCCTGTTTACACCTCATAGAAAAATACTATTTTAAAAATAACATACACTTAGTATTCATGCCTTTTGTCGAAGGGCTAAAAGAAACCGATCTAGTCATTGAAATGGCAAAAAAGCAAGGATATGGAATTCATCAATACCAGCATTGGGCTTATTTTAAATGTAAAGCCAACGGAATATTCTGTTTACCTTCCGGCAAAGAAAAGAAATTAAGCGATATTTACAAAGAAGTCCGAGAGGATTTAGGAAATCTCCCAATATTTTACGGAGCGAAAAAATCAGACGGTATGTGGAGGCGTTTAGTAACTTCTAACGCCAAATGGATGGTAAATGTCCACGCTCCTATCTATACTTGGTCAAAATACGATGTATTGCTTTATTTAAGACACAATAACCTCGAATACCTAAAACAGGAAGGTGACAGAATTTCGGGTGTTGATCTTTCCGAGAAATACCTGTTATGGGCTCTTACTAACCAGCCTCAAAGCTACGAAGCGATTAAAAAGGAATTTCCGTTCACAGATGTTATTATAAAAAGACAGGAAGTAAGGAGCGTGCAATGAAAGACAAAATGAGTTTAATACAAAGATGCCGGAAACACTTTATAACAATAACTAAACATAAATGGTTTGTATTTATAGAGTGCTGTAAATTAGGCATTATTTGGCAGGGAATTACCCACGATTTAAGCAAATATTCACTAGCTGAATTTATTCCGTCTGCAAAATATTTTCAAGGCAACAGATCGCCAATTGAAGCAGAAAAAGAGGCGATTGGTTATTCTTACGCATGGAGAAATCATAAAGGTAAAAACAAACATCATTGGCAATGGTACATTGATACCGAAAAGAACGAAGACGGAAGCTGGAATATTACTGTAGCCCCTATGCCTCTAAGATACATAAAAGAAATGGTTGCTGACATGATTGGAGCTGGTAAGGCATATTCTAACGGCAAGAGCGGATTAAGAGAAGTATGTAGATATTACCACAAAAAGAAATATGAGTGGGTTATACATGAAGAAACACAGAAAATACTTGAAGATATGATTGGGTATCCGTTATGGCTAGAAAAAGTAGCCTGCCAAATGGAGGCTGCGGAATAAAATGAACGATCTATCTTTTTACAACGAATTAACCGCACATGAAAACATAGTAATCAAACGCTCTCAGATTAAAAACGCTCCCTATAATCCGCGCAAGATCACAAAAAAAGAACGTGATAACCTTTATAAATTATTAGACAACCATAAATTAGTTGATGATCTTGTGTGGAATATCCGTACAGGAAATTTAGTCTCAGGACATCAGAGATTGACGTGGATTGACCTTAAAGCCCGAGAAAAAGGATTAAAAGACTTTAACTTAAAAATTAATAAAATAGACGTTGATCTTAAAGAGGAAAAAGAAATCAATGTCGGTATGAATAACGAATCCGCTATGGGTAAATACGATGTTGATCTACTAGGTAGCCTCATCGAAGAAATAGACTACGATCTGGCAGGTTTTGACGATAAATCCATTGATACTTTATTAGGCGGTTTCGATCCCGAAATGTTAAACGATGACGATCTCCAAAAGAGAGCCGATGACTACGATGAAGGTATAGCGCATAGAAAACGTATGCAGAAAGCAAGCCAAAAGACAAATAATATAGATTATTATTCATGTTTGGTTTTTAAAGACGAATCGAACAGGCAGGAGTTTTTTGCTCTATTGGGAATTAAAGACGAGATGTATATTGACGGGAATAAAGTCATGGAAGCAATAAGAGAGAAATTTAATAAAAAATCACTTTAATAAACCTCTTGACTTATAGTATCATATATAGTATTATTAAATTATGGCAGTAATAAAGAAACTTATCCAAAAAATGAAAAACCAGCCTCATGGTATTTTATTAGACGAAGCTGATAAAGTGCTGCGTCATTATGGATACAACTGCAAACGGATAGAAAGCTCGCATCGTCAATATATTAATTCTTCAGGCGATGTAATAACTATTGCCGGAAAAGGACAGTTAAAAAAAGCCTATGTCACTGCCATACTAGAACGCATAGGCGAAAAATAATGGAGGATATAATGAATATAAAGAATTATCTGGATCGACCTTATCATATCGTAATACAACATATCAATGACGAATCCGGCTCATATTATTTTGCAACTGTTAGAGAATTTGACGGCTGTATGAGTCACGGTGATACATACGCGAAAGCCTTTGAAAATATCCAAGACGCTATGAAAGGCTGGATTGAAGCAAAGCTTGAAGGCGGCTTTGCGGTTCCTGATCCGATTGACGATAACCAGTACAGCGGTAAATTTGTTTTGAGGATACCTAAGAGCCTTCACGCTCGACTTGCTATGGAAGCGGAACAAGAAGGGGTATCGCTCAATCAGTATGCTCTCTACAGGTTAAGCAATTAATAAGAGAGTACGCACTTTCTAAGTATAAACTTACGAATAGCCTGCAATTATTTACTTAGTTAAAATAATTTCATGGGTAATATAAAAACCGTAAGCATTAAAGCAGTCAATATAAAAGACACTTTTGGAAAAGCCACTGATGAAGCAATCAGAAAAGCTATTGAAGCTGTAAAGAAAGAAAACGCCGAACTGGTTATTTTAGATAAAAAACCCGGCAGACCTACAAAATATAGCGATAAATTATGTAAATTATTACCTTATTTATTTTCTAATGGGGAATCTGTTTTAGAGGTTTGTACTTATCTGGATATTACTAAAGAAACATTTTATCAATGGGTAAAAGATTATAAAGAGTTTTCTGACTCCTATAAAAAGGGTTTAGATTTATCAGAAGCATGGTGGATAAGGCTTGGCAGGAGTGGAGCTACAGGGGCAAAAAAGATAAATCCCGCTACATGGATATTCAATATGAAAAATAGGCACGGTTGGACTGATAAAAAAGAAGTAAGACACGATGGCAACATCTCCATAGGCAAACCGCCTTCACCAGAGGAAGCATATCCAGATTGAACCCATGAAAATCGGGAACTGTACTCTTTACAATGCTGACTGTTTAGAAGTAATGCCGACTTTGCATACAGTTGACTTCATATTGACCGATCCGCCCTACGGTACAACCGCCTGTTCATGGGACAGCGTAATTCATTTTGACAAGATGTGGGATTGTATAAATAAAGTAATAAAAGATAATGCCTGTATTGCGCTTTTTGGAAGCGAGCCTTTTTCGAGTTATTTAAGAATAAGTAACATAAAGAATTATAAATATGACTGGATATGGGATAAAATAAAAGGTACGGGTTTTCTTAACGCAAAGATACAACCAATGAGAAACCATGAAATTATAAGCATTTTTTATGATAAGCAATGTATTTACAATCCGCAAAAAACCTATGGACATCAAAATAAAAAATCATTTCGTGCTAGACATCTCCAAACTGATGTATACGGGAATATGAATAATGATTATCTGTACGAATCTACTGAAAGATACCCAAGAAGTATACAAATGTTTTCCACGGATACACAAAATTCTTCGCTTCATCCAACGCAAAAACCAGTGGCACTATTAGAATTTCTTATTAAAACTTATACCAACGAAAATGACATTGTGCTAGATTTTACGATGGGAAGCGGATCAACTTGTGTCGCTTGTAATAATACTAACAGGCAATTCATAGGTATTGAAAAAAACGCAAAGTATTTTGACATTGCTTACAATCGAATAAGAGAAGCCAACAGGCAGGGCGATCTATTCAGAGAGGCTGTCTAATGCAGATTGATTTTAGCACCCTTCCTCAATTGGTAAACAAGAAATTCTACCCCTTATGGTTCGATCATAACCGGTTTGTCTTATGCTACGGCGGCGCGGGAAGCGGAAAATCGGTAGACGCTCACATGAGAATGATCTACCGATGTGTGGCAGAACCAGGACATAATTACGCCGTAATCAGGAACGTAGCGGCGACAAATAATATCAGCACGATCCCATTAACAAGGCAGTGTATAACTAATTGGAATCTATGGTCTTTATTTACCGAGAATAAGTCGGAGAAAACAATTACCTGTAATTTAAACGGCAATCAGATCAAATTCTTAGGCTTGGACAACATTGAGAAAATCAAGTCTATTACTTTCGATAACGGAGTATTAACGGATATTCTCATAGAAGAAGCGACAGAGATCACAGAGAGGGACTTTAACCAGCTTAATTTACGGTTAAGGGGCATGGCAAAAGTACCGTTTCAAATGACTTTATTACTTAACCCTATTTCTGATTCACACTGGATTAAGAGGCGTTTCTTTGATAATCCTGGTGATAAAAAAGACAAGATAACAATTCATCATTCAACTTATCTTGATAACAGATTCATAGACAAGGATTACAGAGACGAATTAGAAGCGTTGAAGTATGAAGACCGGGTTTATTACGATGTCTACGCTTTAGGGAAATGGGGTGTTATCGGTAATTTGGTATTCAGAAATGTCAAATATGAGGAGTGTCCGTATAGACCGGAAGATTTTGATCTAATTTTATCAGGACAGGATTTCGGCTTTAACCATTACAACGCTATAGAGCTGATCGGGATTAAAGACAGCAACAAGTATTCTTTCAGCGAGCTTTATGTAAGGCACATGACCAATGACGAAGTAATAAAAGAGAATGAGGCAAAAAATATTTTAGATAAAAGACAAAGATGTATAGCAGACAGCGCGGAGCCTAAGTCTATCAAGGATTGGGTGCAGGCTGGTTATAATATGGTCGGTGCGAAAAAAGGAGCTGACAGCGTAAAGGAACAAATATCTTGGCTAAATCGCGGTACATGGTATGTCGATCCCATCGCTTGTCCGGGACTTGTATCTGAGATAGCTACTTACAAGTGGAAAGAGGACAGGGACGGCAATCCTTTAGATGAGCCTGTTAAGTTTAAAGATGACGCAATCGCAGCGTGTGTTACGGGTGATACAATAGTTCATACTGAAAATGGAAACATAAAAATTAAAGATTTAATCGGCATGGAGGGTTATTTATTTTCATGGGACGGAGAAAATAAAGTTAAAATGTTTTTCTATAACGTATCGTTGACTAGGTGTAAGCAAAAAATATATAATGTAATTACGAGCGAAGGCAGTTTTAAAGCAACAGCAGATCATCCTGTATTAACAGAAACAGGTTGGAAAGAAGTATGTGAATTGACAATAAACGACAAGGTGGTAAAAATTGACTGTAATTTATGATAATAAAAAATGGGCAAAAAAAAATGGATATTATCAGTCAACACTAAGAAAATTTGTAGGTAAAAAATGGTTACATCAATATGTATATGAAAAAGAAGTTGGTATAATTCTAAATGGTTATGAAATACACCATATTGATAAAAACAAGGATAATAACGATATAAGTAATTTGGAATTAGTAAAATCAAAAGAACATGGTCATAAGCATACTTATAGAGATAATCCAGAAAGAATGAAAAACCAAAAAGAACATCTTGATAAAATAAGACCAAAAGAAACTTATAAATGGTCGCAAGAACCTGACTTAATAAAACGTGAACAACATAGAGCAAAACATAAATCGGCGATGGCTTTAATTGAACCTGTAAAATATATCTGCGTGAATTGCGGAAAGGAATTTATGAACACTCCTAACGGGATACATAGGTTTTGTTCAAATTCTTGTAAATCTGCTTATCGTAGGAAAATGGGATTTGATAATGAGGAAAGAATATGTATGGAATGTGGGAAATCATTTACTGTAAATCATTATGTAAAATCCGTAACCTGTAGTCCGCATTGCCAAAACGTAAAAAGAGCAAAAACAATTAAAGCGAGAAAAGATGAATTGCGAGCTGGTTAAAATTGAAGCTATAGAAGAATGTCCTGACTTAGAGGACGTTTATAATCTCGAAGTAGAAAATACTCATTGTTTTGCCGTAAATGGCGGTTTTATCATACATAATTGTCGGTACGCAATAGAAGACTACGGAAAACCGAGAGGGAGCAGCTCCTCAGTAGGAGAAGCGCGGACTTTATGGGGTTAACTTTTATCTGCTTTGGTCTTCCCTTTTTTTAACGTTTTGAAAACTGGAAACGTCGTCGTGCGCCGGGTTGACCATACTTTTTTCGTTCAACCATGCGCGGATCGCGGGTAAGGAAACCATTGTTGCGCAGACTTGTGTAGTTGGCGTGATCAACCTGACAAAGAGCGCGGGCAAGCCCGTGTCTGCATGCGCCTGCCTGACCATTGCAACCGCCGCCGTACACGTTGATTACAACGTCGTACTTGTTTTCGCTGGCTGTAACCGCAAGAGGCTGGCGTACCATCTGCACATGCTCTCCCAGAGAGAAATATACGGACAATTCTTTGCCGTTTATAAAAATCTTACCATTACCTTCTTTGACATAAACTCGAGCAACAGAAGTTTTTCTTCTACCAGTACCTATACCAAGATTCTTTCTCGCATGAGCACGAGGAGCATCTAATACACCATATTTTTCTAGAATAAGTTGAAAATTATCAACGCCCATCTCGATCGTTTCATCGCTACAATCAAAAGGTATGTCTGCTGTATTGTGAATAACTTTCTTTTTCATATTCATCTCCTGACTTCTAATTTTGGCTCTTTGCCTGGTTGCCATGTTACCTTTGCATTAAATCTTCCAGAAGGACTAATTAACCGATATGAAATACTATAGTAAACGAGATTATCCCTTTCGTTAGTATACTCCAAAACCTCCTGCCTAGTCCAAGTTAAACTTGGATATTTTTGTTGAAAATAATAATCTAGTTTTTCTAAGCGATCAAAAAGATTTTTCATATATGCTAACATTATACAATATATTAATAAAAAAAATCACGTTGTCTATTTAATTCGGCAATAACCTTTAATATTTAAGCTAAGTAATCTTTTTCTTGTCTTTGGGCGGTCTGCCTCTGGATGGAGAATTCAAAATTATCTCATAGGCGGATTCATCATACAGTGCTTCTTTAGTTTTTGGCTTAATTTTAGCCGCTTCTAATCTCTTTTTTACAGTCTTTAATTTAAGCCCTGATTTTTCTGCCATTTCACTAGCTGTCATTCCAGTCATTACTCCTATTATCGGTTATAAACCCTGAAAATAATATAGTTTCTTAACGATATATATTGACTAAATATAGTTTGTAAACGATAATAAAACAAGAGGAAATAAAAACTAAGTAAATATGAACGTCAAAATTTCATGCAAAAATCTATATATCGCTTTACTTGACGATGATCCAAAAGACTGTTTCAGAGGTGAATGGTTTAATGGTTTTGCACAAAAATTTGGACAGCCTAAATGGGAAAATCTGCTATGTACCGAAAATGCGCAAGAATTTATACAGTTTGCGAATAATTATAGAGACTGTTTGTTATTTTGCGATCCGGGCGCATTAGGTAATCTTGGAAATCATTACGACAGAATAACAAGTGAAAACGACAGGCTTTTATACCGCTGGTTAAACGACAATTCAGGCAGAATTCTTAACGTATTATGGTTAATACATCCTAGCCATTATGAAGACACAAAAGTATTTGATTTAAAAGATCAATTAAATCTTATCGGCGGTGATATACAGAGGCATGAAGTTTATATGCTTTTATGCGATTGGTTATTAAAAAATAATCCGTTGGCTTTATTCCATAAAGATAGAACCGATCCTGCGAATGTAGATATTCAACTTAAAAATTTATATGAACCTGCTCTATCCGCTGTTTGCAAACAGTTAGAACTTAATATTAGCAAGAAAAAAGAAAAAGGTAAAAGGTTATCAATATCAAAGTATTATTACGAATTACATAAAAAGCAATGGGAGAAAAACCATGAAAACTTGTAGCGACTGTAAATATGTGAATTTTAAGGCTGGTTACTGAAAAATATATGGAGGTTTTATGGACAATGAAAAAATAAATACTTGTATACATACAATGGTAAACAGTAAATACCGTATCTCTTCAATATGGAGAGAATGGTCAACAATGAATTATTCATTTTTTGGATGGGAAACCATTATATGGGAAAAATGCGGCGAACTACCCGAACCTGCTTCATGCGCAAAAGAGAAAATAGCACATATCGAAGAAACAGGAATAAGCGCAGATGGCGTAGTTAAAAGACATTGCGTTTTATATAAAAAGATAATAGATAACAATGGCGAATGGTTAGATACAGCTAGTGATTAGTTAGCACTTTAGCTATCTAGGTGAATAGAAACGGAGGGAGAGAATGATAAACAAAACTAAACTGGAAGCGATTAACACTTGTGTAGAAACAATAAGGCAAATTGATTGTACACTTGGTTACACTGGTAGAAGCCATTATACATTAGTATGCGCTGGACAAAATACGGATATACCTAATGAATTAATCGATAACGCTCTTTCAACGTATAAAGAAACCCTAACATTGAAACTAAAACAATTAGGGTATGAAGAAAACTATGTGGAAGTAACGACTAGGGGTTAATCCGCTTAGGCGTGTAAATAAAACTGAGGGGAAACAATGACACACACTATGACTGATGAAGAATTTGTTGAATATCAGAAAGACAAAGATGAACTTGCAAAATTAAAGTACGAATATAATAACTTAAAAGAAAATATTTCAAAAGCCGCAAGTAGATGGTTTGATCATAATGAAAGATGGTTAAAAAATGGTTGTAGTGCCGAAACATTGTTATTAACAAAATGTGTACGAGATAATATTAAAGATATTTTTGGTTGTTGCGACTGTTGTCCGAATGGAATGTTTTTAGGTTGTCCGTTTGGACATTCAATGGCGTTTTCAAAATGACCCTAACCCCCAAACCCTGCACTTGCACTATCACCCTGCCAATATCTGAGTTGGTTTTACAGACGGCAAGGAAATATATTTTATGAAATCCACCATTTTTGAAAACCGATTTGAATATAAAGTTTAACAATAATAGGAGGCGAAATGAATAAAAAAGATTTACTAGCAATGGCGGCGAATAAGCGGTTAAGACATTTTGTTTTATGTCATCATTGTAAGGCGCAAACTGAATATTTTTCAACTAAGGAAAAAGCGATTAGAGGCTGGAATAAAGGTGAACGAAAAAGGCGTTGATACCAACTAAGTATAAACAAACGAATTGAGATTATTTATTAAGTAGATACAATCTAGTTAATAAATTTAGCGGAGGGGAAAAATGGAAGGATTAAGTCTGAGACAGCAGGAAGTGTATGACTACATACTAACTTTCAAAATGGATAAAGGTATGTGTCCGTCAATTCAAGATGTGGCGGAAGGATTGAGCTTATCGAGTACAACGGTTGCTACTTATGTGGATAATCTCAAAAAAAAAGGCTATGTAACTAGTGAATATGGTACGCCTAGATCGTTACAAGTAGTTGCATTAAAAGAGGCTGTATGAGAAAAATAATCACCGCAATAATCAATTTCTTCAAAAAGATTTTCAAGCGCAAGCCGAAGACTGAAATCAAGCCAGAAATTGTCATGCCTATAAAATCTGTCGATCCTGATAAACCAATCATAAAAAAGCCAAAACGCCGTTACTACCAATTAGACATGAGAAACTACATCGAAAGAAACGGCACTATCTACCGTAATCCGCCTAAAGTAAGAATGAGAAAGAAAGAGCGTATCAAAAAGCGATGGGAAGGAAAGATCAGGTTTGAAAATGAAAAGAGAGGTGTTGTATGGACGAACTAGCAACAATCAGGAAAATTGAACAGGNAAGAATTGCGCTCAGAGAGGTTAAAGACCTTGAAGAAATTAAAACGATTGTAGATCAAACAGAGGCACTAAAAGCCTATGTGAAATCATCAAAAGCATCAACAGAAATACAATCAGACGCTATAGAATTAAACATGATAGCGGTAAGGAGGTTAGGCGAATTATCGGCGGCTCTTGACAAAGCAAAGGGNGGACAGCCATATCAAAAAAAATCTACTAGTCCGCATAACGGACGAGTAGAAACTAAAGCCGAAGTTTTATCAAAAATCGGCGTAAACAGACAAAAAGCAAACAGGGCAGAAAAATTTGCAGCAATACCCGAAAAAGAATTTCAAGCAACAATAGCTGCCGCAAAAGCCGCTGGTGAAAGAGTAACAAAATCACTGTTTAAAACCGAAGAAACAGAAAAGAAAATATCTGATAATTCAAAATCAGAAATGAGAGTATCCGAATTCATTAAAACTGGAATAAAACCAAAAGGCTGGAAGGACGGCATTGATGATGAACTTTTAGAGAATTATGAATCGGCAAAAGAAAGATTATCAGGTAGTAAAGACCGTAACGACAAAAAAGCACAGTCAACCATTAACGCTGACAAAGACCCTGTTATTGAAACTACTCTTAACATCTTAAAGCTGATGATTAAAACCAGAGGCAAAGACTATATGATCGCTGTATGTAAAGCTTTAAAGACAGAACTGAGTAAATTGATCTCATGGGCTGAGAAACAATAAAAGATTTATTTGAACTAATAAGAATTGCATGGGTAGAAAAGAAACTATAAGGAGTTTATTATGTTAAATATGCCGCAAATTGTAGCCGCCTGCATTACAGGTTTCTTTGTATTTATCGCATTAATGGTACAGCACGTTTTATCAAGCCGCAGAAAAAAGATTGAAGATGTTGCCAGTGCTATTATTCCGCGAAGGGCTGAATTGTACAGGGAGCTAATACAAAAAATCTGCAACACTGGTATTCAATACAAGTATGAAAATGACACTCCAAAAAACGAAAAGATCGCCTTTTTACATGAGACCTGCAATAGAGCTATATGGGAACTATGCCCGTATGCAAGTAAAAATGTTTTAGATGCCATCACCAAACTTTCAGAAATATGCGCTAATCATCGTGAAATAATAACCGAGGCTGATGACAGTGCCGAAAAATGGCATAACTTCAAACAAGAATTTAAATTCTATTTGGCTCCTTTTGTAACTCTTGTACGGTTAGATTGTCTGAGTAATCCTATAGATAAGATATTTGAGGATAAAAAAACAAAAGGATTTATTGAAACGTCTTATCCTAAAAAAACGTTAGTAAAAAATAAAAAAGAGCAAAAGAATACGGAATAACAAGTCAGTTTATGAAGTTTTGTTAATTCGCAAGATGTCAAGTTCTTGCAATATTTTATAATATTAATACCGTTAACATAAACTTAGTAAATATTCCCGAATTGCCCCACCTTTAAACTGCGTATACATTTTCTTGTATGGCAGTTAACACTCCCTAAAAAAAATATCAAGATAATTACCCCGAATGGAAACTTGTCCGTGATTGCGTTAGCGGTCAAAAAAGCGTCAAGGCAGGTGATTATCTTCCACAACCCGAAGGAATGTCCGATCCCGATTTTAAAAATTACAGGGCAAGGGTTGCATTTTTTAATGCAACAGGAAGATGTGCAGACGCATATCACGGGCATCTTTTTGCTAAAGACCCTGCGCAATCTGGTGACATATCCAAATCGTTTAAAAACAATCTTGACAACATAGATAACTGCGGTACTTCCATAGATGAATTTGTTTCGACTATTGTATTTGATGGAATACAAGTAACGTGGGGAGCTATTTTAGTTGATCATGTTCCAGTACCCGAAGGAGCTTCTCAAGCTGAGGCTCAAAATTACGGCGGAGCTTTCTTAAAGTGGTACAATGGCGAATCTATTATTAATTGGAGATACTCTGTAATAAACGGAGCGCAAAAACTTTCATTGGTTGTGTTAAGAGAGGACATAGAAAAAGAAAACGAAAAAGACAAATTTACAACGGATATTACAGAAGTATACAGAGTATTAGCATTGGATGAAATTAATCGTTATTACCAACAGGTTTTTACAAAAGATGATAAAACTGAAAACGGGTTTTTAGCAAGCGATCCTATCTATCCGCAGATTAAAGGCAAATACTTTGATTACATTCCTTTATTTACCTGTCCAGGGGAAGAACCTGAAAAATCAATGTTACTTGATCTTGCTTATGAGAATATCGGGCATTATCAAAAAACCGCAGAGCAAGAAAACGGATTATATCTAACCAGTTTTGCTACACCATGCGCTGTGAACATGGAGCAGCTTCTTAAAAGTGAGAATAAGCAAACTGGAGAAAAAACATATCACACAATCACTTTAAGCCCTTCACGCTTCTTGTTTTTTGCACAAAAGAATGAAGATGGTACGTTTACAAATGTTGATGTCAAATTTTTGGAATTTACCGGAGCCGGGCTTTCTCAAATAACAATCGCGCTGAACAACTGTCTTGACCGTATGGCTAAACTTGGAGTGCAGGCGATAGGAGCGGAAAAAAGAGGTGTTGAAACAGCAGAGGTCGCTAAAATTCGCAGAGCCTCAGAAAACGGCGTGTTGGGAGCTTTCGGAAGAAGCATGAGCAATAAAGTTACTCAAGCTGTCAGGTTAATGGCGAAATGGAACTTAATCCCTGATGAAGAAGCTGATTCATGGTCTTATCAATTAAATTCAGATTTTAATGTCGAGCAAATGTCAGCGCAAATTCTCTCTATCATGCACAATGCTAGACAGAGCAATGAAATTACAAAAGAAACATGGCTTAATTCATTAAAGAAAGCAGGATTGGTCGCTGAAGATGTTTCTATAAATGATTATATTAATGCGTTACAAAACGATGACAATGCTTTAAGTCATGGTGCTAGCGGGGATTAAAACAGAAGTTATGGAGAATAAGAATGAAATGCACAAACTGTAAAAAAGAAATTCTTGCAGGCGATATTTATTACAATGGGAATAGCGATCCAAATAAAGGTAAAAAATATTGTGAGTATTGCGACTTTGGCGGTAAGGGTAAAGTAAGAGTAATAGAGCCTAGAAAAGCATATAGGGAAGAACCTAATGGATAACTATAAAGAATTCTTTATAACCCGTAAAGGATATAAAGATTATTTATCATTAAGAGTTTATAAAACCAATAAAGCCATGTACGCAGGATGTAAGAAAACGGATAAACACTACAAATACAACAGTCCATCCGTTCCTGATGCTGGAGCTTTCTTTTTTCCTTCACCTGTTTCAAAATGTAATAAAACTTATAGCGAAACAACGGCTGAAATGTATGGAATTATTTTACTGAATGAAGAAGAACTTGTATACGATCTTATAGCACATGAATGTTTACACGCCTCAATTGCGCATGACAGAATAATAAATAGATATATGAATGATTATTACAACGAAAACGGCGAAGAAGAAAAATTATGCTGTTATTTTCAATGGTTATTTGCGAATGTTATTTACGCACTAAAAGATGAAGGGTATAAAATAAAAATTACAATAAGAGGACTGGATTAATTCAAGGTTTATAAAAAAGTATGGCAAGTGATTAAACAGTATAAAAGAAGTATTAAAACGCACCCCCTGACATGGTTTTATGCTTCCCGATAGCCTCTGGATCGCCAAGGATACGTTTTATTTTAGTTACATTTTTGGAATGCCTGTTTTCTTTGTAACAGGTTTTTTTGCAGTTTTTGCGACTGTCTTTTTGGTAGTCGTTTTCTTTACAACGGACTTTTTGGTTGCTGGCTTAGCAGTTTTCTTAGCTGTTTGATTTTTCGCTGGTGTTCCTATGGGCATAATCACTCCTTAAAAGTTTTATTTATTATCGGCATATCCCTCCTTAATTATAACAGAGAGATATGCAACCACCTTTTAAAAGATACCTGACGTAAGTATTTACTTAGTTTGTATTTCCGAATTGCAAGGAATTTATTTACATCTTAATTTTTTATTGTAGACAAGAATTTTAACTGGATCAGTAGATCAACGCAGTAGCGTAGTTAATTTAGATTGTCTGCTTACGTCTCAGTAGAGAGGTAAATTAAATTCAGAGGTATTAAAATGGCGATTGACAAAGAATTTTTAACGGCACAATTACAGGGTGTGGAAGGCGCGGACGAAAAGATCGCCGCGATTATGACAGAATATGACAAGGAGAAACTTGCTATTCTTAAAAATCGTGATGATATTTTAGTGGAAAGAAACTTATTTGAGAAAAAAAGCAAAGACAATGACGCAAAAATCCTTGAGCTTGAAGCGGCAAAAAAGGAACTCGACGAGAGCCTTAAATCGGGCTTACCCGATAAGGAAAAAAAGGTTTTTGAAGCTGACATTGAGAAACTTAACAATCAGATTAAAATGCTGTCAACAGAAAACAGTAAAATTAAATCCGAATATGATTCAGAAATCAAAAAACTTTCCGATGAAAAAACGCATTACATTGTCGGCGAGGAATTTACCAAGCTGATAAACGCTAACACTGCGATATTCCCTGCTTTGAAAAACGGGCTTATAAAAAGATTTTTTGCCGATTATCCTAAATCCATTTTCGAGCCTTATGACTATAACGGAAAAACCGAATATGTCAGCAATGACGGTCAAAGCAAAGGTAAAAAGATGGGCGATCTCTTAAACGAATTCTTTAATACCGATGAAGGAAAGTATTACATCGAAAACAAAAATAACGGAGGCGGTGCTTCCGGATCGCAAAGACCTGCGACTACCACCAGTGGAATGAAACGCAAGGACTTTGACGCATTATCTTACGAACAACAAGACGCATATATGAAAAACAAAGGCGTCGTTCACGATTAATTATCAAGGAGAACCAAATGAACAATTTAACAAATTTAATGCCGCAGCTTTTTGCTGCAAAAGACATTGTTTCACGCGAAATGACAGGCGTTATCCCTGCATCTTCACGTGACGCCACTGTAGACAATGTATCGGTTGGACAGACTGTTACAGTTCCGGTTGCCAGACCCAGAGGGTTACAGGATATAAGTCCTGGAAATCCGCCAAAAGGAAGCGGTAATGATTTCGATAATGTCGATATAAAAATCGAAAGAATGATGAGCGCCGATCCTATTGTATGGAACGGTGATGAGGAATCCAGTCAGGGAGCAATGTTGAACCCGATGAAGATGGATCAGATAACACAGGCTATGAGGTCGTTGGCAAATAAAATCGAAGAAGACCTTGCTCTTGAAAGCGTTATCGCAGGCATAGGAGCCGGAAACGTATACGGTCAAAAAGGTGTTACGCCTTTTTCCGGTTCGCTTGCTGACATGACCCAAGTACGAAGACTATTAAACACAATGGGCGCGCCAAATACTGAACGGCAATTTGTTGCAAATAATGTTGCGGCGGCGAGTCTTTTGGCAAATCCAAACCTTACTTATGTAAGCCATTCAGGAGGGGAATCAGAACTAAGGCAGGGTATTATGCGCCCTATAATGGGATTCAATATCTGGGAATCAGGCGGACTTGTGACTATAGAACCCGGCGATGCAGCAGGGTATCTGGTAAACGGCGCGGCTGAAGCAGGTGCTAAACAGATATTCATCGATTCTGGCTCTGGTACTTTTAAGAGAGGTAATATTATTACCTTTGCAGGTGATACAACTGAATATGTTGTTGCCAATGACGTGGCAAGCGGCGGAACTCAGTTAACAATTGTCGGCGGTCTTAAAACAGCGGTTGCAGATAATACAGAAATTACCCTTGTAGCTACTGAATACATGCCGAGCATTGCGCTTCATAAAAACGCATTGCTTTTGGTTTGCCGCCCGCCAAAACTTCCGGCAGACGGGGACAGCGCAAAAGATGTTAAAAACATCGTAGACCCTGTTTCCGGTCTAGCGTTCCAAATTGCGCTGTACGGAGACTATATGCAGAATCGCCTTGAGGTAAGATCGGCATGGGGCTGGAGAGCTATTTCCCCCCGCCATATTCTGACCTTATTTGGTTAAGCAATAAAGGGCTGTCTTACGGCAGCCCTAACTTATAGGAGTAAAAAAATGACAATATTAATGAGAAAAGCAGATAAATTCGCTGATATATTTGACAGCCCTGAAACAATCGCACAGGCGCAAAAAGACGGTTATCACGTATGCACAGACGAAGAGTCTAATGCAAGAGATTCTCTTTTAAAAGCAGGTAAGACCGATCTAAATTCTGAAAACAATAAAATAGGCTTGTTTGCATTAAGCAAAAATAAAATCATTGAATACGCAATTGAAAAAGGGCTCGAAGTCGAGGCGTTCAAGAACCTTGCCAAAGATGAATTTGTAGACAAGGTTTACAAAATAATCAAGGCTAAAATTCTTGAAGCAGGTATAAAAACCGCTGAAGAAATCGAACAGGCAAGCGATGTACAGTTGCTTGAATTCCTTGATCTTACCAGTAAGTAAAAGCCATGTCGCTTGTATTTGAAAATGGGACTGGTGTTCCTGATGCGAACACTTATGTAAATCTCCCTTATGTAGAAAATTATTTTACAGGCGACAGGCTTTCTAAATTTAACGAACTTGAAAATAAAGACGAAATAGTAATAGCCGCGACACAATTCATTGACATTTCTTTTGACTGGAAAGGCAGCAGAAAAACACTTGAGCAGGGACTAAATTTCCCGCGCATGGATGTAGAGCTTGACGGCTTTATAATTGAAGGTGTTGCTGTTAAAAAAGCGACTTGCGAGGCTATTTGGTTAGTAATGACAGAAAAGCGGCTATTCAATAACAAAAGTGATCGCACTATTGCCTCAGAAAGCATTGGCGGTGCAGTCAGTGTTTCTTACTTCGATCCAAAAGACAGAGAAAACGTAGCTACGAGATTTGAGGTCTTAAACAGATTATTACGTGGACTTTTCAAGACAGAAAATGAAAAGAAGGGAGGCTCAAACATTGGCTCTGCTTCCGTTATAAGGGCTTAAAATAAGCCTGTCATAAAAAATGTGTAAATGGCTAATAAGTTAGAACTTAAAAAATCTGTTATTGGAGGCGAAAATGAGCTTTGATTATTCTGGTTTTATAGAATTGGCTGAAGAAAAATTAAGCGAATATGGTACACCATGTAAACTTGTATTTTTAGGTAAACAAGTTTACGATGTAAAGACAAATTCTTACATCTACCCTAATAAAAAAGTATATGACGGCAACTGTCTTGTAACCGATTATAAATCACATCTCATAGACGGCACTGTTATTCAGTCGGGAGATCGTGAGGTTTTAGCAACATTGCCTGAAAAACCAATCCCGACACAATCTACATTAAAAGTATATAATTCAAATGAAATACTTGTTAAATCTTATTTAATAATCAATGTTGAAACAATCGCGCCTAATACCGTTGATGTCATTCTCTATAAAATACAGTGTAGGTAACTATGTCAGGGTCAGTAACAGAAAGAATAAATACTCTTAACCAAAAGTTGAACGTTTTACTAGATTTTGTTGATAACGTAGCAACCATGAGGAAATTACAAAAATCATGTATAGGACAACCTGTTACTGGTTTAAAGGACGTTGAAAATATAGTAGATGATTTTCTTGCCAAACGGAGTGAGTAATGGCTAAATGGCAGGGCGTTGACCCGATTGAATGGTGTTCTAAAATAAAAGATGCTCCGAGGGATGCTGTTAATATATTTGCGCTTAGTATCTTGAATGAGGTTGTAGATAAAACACCTGTTGATACCGGAACGGCTAGACAAAACTGGTTGGTGACTGTTAATCAAGAAACTACTGAGAGTAATCCAGAAAGGACAAATGGCAATGTAATTAATGAAGGCGCAGCGGTCATAAGAAACGCGAAAGGCGATGATACTATTTATATACAGAATAATTTGCCTTACATCGGAGTTTTGGAATTCGGTCGAGTAAATGGTGTAAAAAATCCAGTAAAAACAACACCGCAGGGCAGATCGACCCAAAGTCCAAACGGGATGGTTGGCGTAACTTTAGCAAAAGCAGATCAATTATGGGATAAAGCGGTAAAGGAAAATTTATGAGTGATACTCTTATAGCGGAAGTAATTGATCAATTGCTTGAAGAAATGCACCAGAGCAGTATTGATAGAAGTAAAAAAATCTATAAAGAAATAGATATTAATGAATTAATATACTCACTAAATGATTGTATCAGTCTTTTAAGTAAAGAATTAATAGAATGTATGGGTGAAGGCACGCTTGAACGTCATGCGGTATTGGTAATTAGTGTATTAAAGGAATGGTGTGAAAAATTAAAGGCGGGGGAATATAAATGACAGATACCTACATTGAGCAAACCCTTATTGATGCTTTTTTAACCCTTAATGAATATTCAGGTATTCCCTATATCACCAGAGACCCACAAGGTCGATTACTAAATGTCGCTTTATCCAATACTGATTTTAAGCCTCCGCAGGATAACCGTTTTTTCATACTCTCTTTTTAGGGAATGAGCCTGAGCCAAATTCTTTAGGTGTTTTTGCTCCCAATGAATGGACAGGAATTTTCCAAATTGACATCATGGTTCCTTTAGGAGCTGGTAGGGATGAAAGCAACGCCAAAATTAACGCCATAAGCCGATTGTTTTCAAGGGCTAAAATGTTTGATAAAGTAATGTGCATTAAATGTTACAGGGCTAATCATGGAGCAGAGGGAGCTTACTATAGAACTGTAATGAGGGTTGAATATAGGGCGGTTCTTGAAAATAGTAAGTAATTACTTTTCTTGGTGTTTCTCATTAAGTGATTAGGTTATTGAAAAAAAATAACACAGTACATACTTACTTAGTTTATATTTCCGAATTACGCTCATTAATTTCTATACTTATTCTTTTTATAACTTAATCGAAAGTATAGGAGAAATTATGTGGAAAACAGACAAAAATACGAATGCTTACTTATTCGAGACTGAAGGCAATGAAATATCAAATCCAAAGCTACAGCCACTACGAAGGGTATCAAGCTCACTAGAGGGCAGTTACGAAACTATCGAAAACGACACTGTGCTTCCAGGGCGTAACCCGTCAAAAAACCATCGAGGTACAGACAGTAACGCAGGCGATCTTGTTGTAAATTTCGCAGCACTTGAACAGGATAAAATGTTCGAGGCTGTTTTGTGCAGCGAGAAAGGGTTTGTTAAAAACAGTACCTTGTCTGACACTGAATACGATGTATACGAAATGACACATGGCAATAAACAGAGGTATTTTGCATTACTTAAATACTTCACACAAGAGCCTAAACTTTATCAGCTTTTCAAGGGACTGTAATTCAATACGCTTAATATATCATTCGAGATCAGTTCTCTTGTAAAACTTACTTTCGGTCTTATGGGTTCAAACAACCCTCAATTGCAAGACAAAGATGAATTCAGAGCCGCTTATCCGGGGATCATTGACAATGACGGAAATATAATTAATCCGCTTCCTACTTTCACCACTGAAGAATTTATTACTTTAGTCGGTAACTGGAAATTCAAGGGCAAGGGTGATGCAGAGCCAGTTGAGTATATTGACGGCGTGAGCATTACTTTAGATTTCAACAACAACATGGAGAATTTACAAGGACTGTTTCAGGAAGAAGCTATCGACAAGTCCTTAGGTATATTTAACATAACAGGCACAATTAACCAGTACGTCAAAGACGGTAAACTATACAACTTGGCAAAACAGGGAGAGAGCGGAGAGCTTTACATTACTGTTAAGAGTGATAAAGACGATACTGAATACACATTCATACTTAAAATCAATTTTGATAATTCTACCATGAGCGGCGATAATCAACTTCAATATGCTCTCCCGTTTACCACATACGGAGAAGATCGCTTCATGCTGAGAAAGAAAGTGAAGAAAGATGAAGTTGTCATACCCGATGTTCCTGTTTCCGGCGTTTCTCTTAATAAAAACACATTGACACTTGTTGAAGGAAATTCTGAACAATTAACCGCTGCTGTATCTCCAAACAATGCTGCAAATAAAGCGGTTGAATGGACATCTGACGATTCAGATACAGCCACCGTTGACCAAGACGGAAATGTCCTTGCAATCGCACAAGGTACAGCAACAATCACTGTTAAAACAGATGACGGCGGTTTTGAAGATACTTGCGAAGTCACAGTAGAGGAGAATTAAAATGGATTTAAATAATTTAGCGACACAAGAAAACGCAGAGGCTGGGGATTGGTTTCCTGTCGAGCTTTACGGTAAGAAACAGAATTTTGACCTTAAAATCTACGGTGATGATTCAGATGTGGTACAGAAATTTATCCGAAAATCATCAAGAAAATTCGGCGGCGCGGTAGGCGATCTTACAAAAGGGAAAATGCCCGACGATAAAACCCTTGACGAAATGAAAGAAGACGATAAAGAAGCTGTACTCATTCGTATCTGCGGAATTCGCGGCTGGAATGACGAACGCACTAAAGCAGAACCTGTTTTATGGGACGGCAAAGAGCTGAAAGACGAGCCAGCTACTTATAAATTCTTGCTTGAAAAAATCCCTGCTTTGAAAAATTTTATTTTAAAGATTGCGAGGGATCGTACCAATTTTTTATCGAAGCCGAGCGGGAATTAGAGAAAGCTGTAAAGCGATTCTTTTTCCTTCACTCGGATAGAACTAGAAAAGTAGGCAAGGAGATAGAGCATTATACCCATGCGGAGGAACGGCAAAAAGTTTGGGATACTTTCAAAAATAATCCAGCAGGGTATGAAAGATGGAAACGAGCGCAGGGTGAAATGTTTGATAATATTCCCCCTCCTGCCTGTTTTGCTTACCTGTTTAACTGTTTTTTAGACCTTTACTACCTGTCTAGCGAAAACGCTGGATATACAGAGATTTATAATTATTGTCAGTCAACTAAGAATGATTTTTGTATTTATGAAATTTCGCTTATAAGGAAATGTTATTCATGGGCAGCGCATGAACGAAATTTGGCATTTCGGGAATCTCATTGATCTTCATCAATAATCAATTCAATTTGTTCACCTGATACAGGAAATGCCTTTTTTAAAGTTCTGTAAAATTGACCCCATTCCTGAGATACTTTCATTAATGTAATAGACGCATACAGATGATGACTTAAAGAAGGGTGTCCTATATCGTCAGTAAACCATTGGTGATGTTTAGATTTTCTCTTGCCGCTGTCTGTAGGGGGATTTATTCTGTGCAATTCTTCCAATATACCGGGCGCAAGCCTGCTATACACGATGTCATTTGTTATTTTCCCAACAATACTTGGTCTATTCACCTTCATGCCTTTCCATTCCCAGCCTTTTAATCTAAATATTTGAATATAGAATTCATCGGGAAATCGCTTTGCCCATGCAGCGTATTCTTTACGAAGGTATTTATCTAGTATTTGTTGTAGCGCATCCCTATCTCTTACTTCCTGATAACCAGTTGCTTCATCTATTAGAGCAATGATTCCGATTTTCGCAAAAATATTTAAAAATTCCCTGCTTCTAACGGCGGCGGGNCTGTATTCTATGGGTAACATATAATTATTTTGAAGTTTCAAAACGGCATTACATATCTCAGGCAACAATTCAGCAGAATAACCGTTTGTTAACAATCCTCCCTTACCAATTCTTTTAAATTTTATCGGATAAGTTAGGGGGTTGTTTAACTCCTTATCTGATATAGAGATAAGTCTAATTTTTGATAAAAAACCCCTCAAAACACGGGGTTGGTCTTTTTAGTCGGTTTCAAGGTTAAACGCTTTTAATAAATCTTTTGAGGAAAAAATACGCGACTTATCTTCAAGCACATGACATTCGATGTTAATTTTTCCTAGTTTGAGTATGCCTTCATGGGTTGATTTCAATACATCGCTCAAAATTCAGTCCTTAATGGCTTTTTATATAATTGTATTCCAGAATTAGATAAATTGCTATTATTTATAATATATTCTTATACATTAATTTTTATTCATTAATATAGAGAATTCTTAATCTTATGTTCAATGACTTTTACAGCAGCAGCATTTTCATAAAACGCTGGATACGATATGCCATCATTGCACGCAGGGCAGTATAATGTATGTCCTGCCGAACGATGTTTTTCCGCAAGCGCACACTCGCATTTTTTACAGATAGGATATATGACAGATATTCTTCCACGACTTGTATAATCCCATTCTAGCTTCCAGTTCTTAAAGTCCATTTTTGTAAATGAGAGATATGGAATTTCTTCTTCAGTTTTTTCTGGTTCTTCTTCCTTGTATTCAGTTTTATTTTGGCTTTTCTTTATGATCGATCTTATTATTATCAATGATATGATAATTACTAGAGTGACTGTTAATAATAATACCCATAAAGGTATTGGAGTTATTAGGAAGTTATAAATGGCTGAGGTAATTATATTAAACAAGGATTTATAATCTATACCTGTTACAACAGGAGCTATCGATGTACTTATTATACCTAAAACTACAATGACTATCGCTCCCCATGCTTTTTTAGGAAGTGATTTAAGAAAACATAGAAAATTTTGAAACATATTTTATTTTCGGAATTTGGGAGGGTTTTATAAATAATAAAATATTTATTTCTTATTACCAATTTCCAGCAACAACTTACTAAAAATATCAGGATTATTTATTTCTTCCCATGAATATTTCTTTAGATTTTTATACATGAATTTATCTTGTTTACTCGATAGCCAAATACCTTCTAATGAGACTAATCCTAACCCGCTGGAATTTAGCCTTAAAGCGTAGGATTTAGCCCGACTAAAATCATCAAATAATCGTTTTGGGTTTGTTATTCTGTATTTAGCTTCCCAAATAAATTCCGCCGATTCTTCGCCTCTTTTTGTATTTGGCTTAATAGCGTAATCGGGATACACTCTTTCACCGCGACCCATCCTTAATGACATTTGCCTGATCCAGTCTTTTTCTGTAAAACCTAATCTGTTGAGCAGAGGTTCAAGTAGATATATTTCTACATCTCTTTCATTGTTTATTTCAGCGGTAGTTGATAGCTGGGGATTTTTAACAACTGGTAATTTACTAATATCATGCCCTTTTTTCTTGGCTATATTAATTATCTCATTATATTCATCTACGGAACACGGAACGCCGCTGATACCCTGCATGTGGGACTTAACTATTGATTTTTTGCTCCATACCTCATTTTCTGCCAGTTCCTGATATGAGATACTTGGGATTTTTTCTACATATCCTACCCATATTAAATTGTACCAATAACTAAAAGGGTCAATAAATCCTTTTGATATTGCCCTCCATATCGAATTAATCTGGCTAAACGGAGCTACTCCGTAAATTAGGATTATATCACCGGGTAGCGTATTAACATTTCCAGCCCATAAGTGCCTTGTATTTTTATCTGCTTTTTCGATATATTCTGTACAGTCGTTTTTTGTAGCTCCTGAAATATACACCTTAGTTGGTTCTGGTAATTCGTTTGCTCTTATATCTACAGAATCAATAATATTTTTTGAAAAGCCGTATAACAAGACATTCAGTTCTATAGGGGATAATCCGTGATTATTCCTGAATTCATGTAGAACTCTGCATAATTCAAAATAATAATATAGCCTTTCTTCATGTTTCATTTTTGAGGGGATTGGAGGCAGGGGGATATTGAGTTCATTAAATATTGCTTCTAGCTTAAAGAAATGACTAACGAAAAAATAAGGAAAGTAATACTCTGGATGTAGTATATATAAAATTAACGAAATATCTGTAATATAATCAAGGAGTTGTCTTTTAGTTGTATCCTTGTAATTTTCCATTGTTAGTTTCATAAAAAAGTCAAAGTATTTTTCAGCAGCTTCTAATGAACATACATTTTTATTTTCTTCTGGAAACTTTTCTAATTGATATTTTATAGAATTATTAACATTTGAAATTGGTACTAAAAAGTCTTCTGGATTAAAATAATCCAGATGTTGATCTTCCAAAAAATAAAATAAAGTTTCAGCCGTGACGCCGTCATCTAAGACCGCTGGATCATCTAATCTTTGGAAGTTAGAGCTGAAGTTAGTGAAAAAACCTAGTAAGTCTTTTCCTTCGTCTGTTTGTAAATAATTATCAAATATAAACCTGTTAAATCGCATTTTTAACCATCTATTATTAACTTTATAATTTTACAGGGTTTATTTGATGCCTCGCTTTTTGCGCGGTACGAAACTTGCTGGATCTTTTTCGTATTCTTTTACACGTTTTTCAATCATAGCTGATTCTTCTGAATTTGCTGGTTCTGTTATTGGTTTCCAATAATCTTCTGCTATGTAAGTTAAAAGCGGTTTTACTGCCGGAAGGCTCCGATCTGGTATAGTGTCAATAATAGTATGAAGTTCTTTTCTTAATACTGCGGTTGTCATCGTTTGTTCCTCTTATTCTTTTTCTTGTAAACTTGCCCCCGTGGGTCAATGTGTGTTACAAGTATATGATCTTTTTTTACCTGCCATAAAAGGCGGTAATCTCCTACCCTTGTTCTAAAGTTTCCGGTTTGCCCTATTACTGGTTTAATATCACCTTTTGGCGGTTCTTTTTCCAATTCGTCAATTGCATCATTTATACGCTCTCTGTCAGTAGCGTTTAAGCGGTTCAAATATTTCTCAGCAGTATGATGTAATAATACTATCACGCTTTATCCTTTTTTTAACAGGCTTAGCTTCGACTTTTGGCGGTCTTCCCATTTTTATTTCTCTAATTTTTTCTAGTGTATTCTTAGGATATAAAGCTTGTTTAGTAAGCGGTTTAATTTCTGCTCTTTGTATGCGACCTTCTACTGTCTTAAATGGCAGTTTTAAAATATCACACATTTCGTCAATGGTTAATCCTTCCATATCTTTATATATACAGTGTTTAACAGCAATTGTCAATAATATAGGAAATAACCTATATATTACTTAACAGTAGTAAAGCTAAATAATAATAAATTCTTCAAAAAAAGTGTAAAATATTTCCTATACTTATTGACAAAGCATAGGAAATAACCTATAATTATAATATAAGAGATTGAGAAAATTAAGGAGGCAAGGAAATGAAGAGGAAAAAATTGGCTAAATATTTAGCGGTTGTAAATGATTATTATTTCGTTGATTACGGCGTTGGTTTCTACTCGATTGACTATGTAACAGAAAGTTTAGTCGATACATTAATGCAGAGCGATAACTATCAGGAAGCTAAAGATTTTTTTGACAACTTGGATAAAACCAAGATACCAGCATAAGGAGGCTTAGAATGACAAGAGATAACGTAGAGTTCCTGAAAAGTAAAGGCAAATGGCATCCTGAAAGCGATCTTAAAGCTCTCTCAAAAATGTCTCTCAGTGAAATAGAACAGAGAGAAAACAACGTAAGAGCCAATGAATTTGCTCAACTTGATAATCTTTACGACAACGGAAAAATAGACTTTGAAAATCCTCCGAACATCTGGCTTATTACTTTTCAAAGATGGATACTAAAAAGATTCGGACTTAAAACATTAGTTTCTTACCTGAAAAACGTAGACCTTAAAGACAAGCCTTCTATCATTCATGGCAGATTAAAAGCTATCGGCTTAACAGATCAAGAGATTGAAAATGCCTTAAAAGAGCCTGAAAAGAAATATAGTAAAAGCTCTGTATGTAAAATCGCAAATAAAATATCACGCTCTGTAACCAGAAAAGACGCTTTTATTCAGGCATGGAAAATAATCAAGGCAGTCGGTTATGAAGTAAAGGTAGCAGGCGTTTCTTTTAAGAACAGGCAGGAAGCGTTAAGAAGATTAAACACATACGATCCTAAAGACATTCACGCTGTTTTAGTTCCTGAAAACAATCCTTTTGACAAGAACGCTATATCAGTACAAGTCATGGTAGACGGTCAAAAAGGAATTTATACATTAGGTTATATTCCAAAACAAGAAACTGTAATTGTAAAAGCCTTTTTAGGAACCGTACCACAATTAAAAGTGATTGACGGCGATATCAGAGGCGCAAGATTAATTCTTGCGGCGTAAGGAGGTTAAAAATGTTTTTATTTGAATTTAAAAAAAGAAGTCATGGATACGGCAGGAGCCAAAAAGGNATAGTGCGCAGGCAAAAAGCTGATCCGAATAAAAAACTTGATAAATGGATTAAACAATGTCTTGATGTAAACGAGCAGATAGAAGAAAGAAAACTAAAAGAAACAATTAATGTATAATCTTGAACACCGTAAATAAAAAAGTAATAGGTTTATCATAGACTGGACTATCGAAAGAGCCATAAACACGCCAATAAACTTTGATTTATAAATACACCGAAAATAACAACTAAGTAAATATTCCCGAATTGTCAGCCTCAATGTCATATATAAGTATGTTATAGAGGGTTCTATGCCGGAAATCAGCCGTTTAGTGATCGAAGTAGACAGTAAGGGTGTATTAAAAGCCGAAGGCGATCTCTCTCAATTCCAGCGAATACTTGGTAAAACGGGTAAAGATACAGACGATCTTGCTAAAAAGTTCGGTGCGTTTCAATTAATAGCAAATCGTCTTCCTGCGCCGTTAAAATCAATTGCATCAGGGTTAATGGGTATATCTACTCCCGCAGTAGCAGCAGTTTCCGTATTTTTAGATTTAACTGACGCCGTTGTAAAATTCGCAAAAGAATCAGTAGACGCATTCGCCAGGTATGAAACAATTAAAACAAATTTGACTGTTGTAAGCGCGTCAGCGGAAGAAGCCGCGCGTACTTTCAGCGAGCTTCAAAAATTTAGCTTGAGAACTCCTTTCAATCTTGAACAACTGTCAAAAGCAGGAGTAATGCTCAGGCAGGCGGGAACAAGTACGGCAGAGCTTATTCCGATTCTTGAAGCTCTGGGAAATGTATCAAGCGGCAATGAAGATGTATTTAACAGGATGGCGGTTAATTTAGCTCAAGTTGCTAATGTCGGAAAAGCCTCAAGTATAGATATGCGCCAATTTTTAATGGCTGGAATTCCTATAACTAAAATGTTAGAGGACATAGGCAAAGCAGGCTCTACATCTTTTGAGGATATTAAAGAAGCAATAATGGCGGCATCCAGAGAGGGCGGACGTTTTGAAGGAGCAATGGCAAAAGGCTCTCAGACTATCACGGGAATGAGAACGCAAATTGAAGGATTAAAAGATCAGTACAAGGCACTTTGGGCTGAATACAGCAATATACCTGATTTTGTAAGGCAATGGTATGAAGCGGAAATAAATCTTCTTACTGTGCAAAACGAAAGATTAACGGACAATATCGAGTTAAGAAAAATAAGAGAAAAACAAGATTCCGGAGCAGCTACGATATTTGATGAATATGAACAAGCAATCATTATGGTAAGAAAATATCAAAAAGAATTAGACGCCTTGGGTACTCCGGGAATAAATTACGGAGACGGCTTTTCAGGTATTACTAACAACGTAATGATTAGTAATGCCCAGAAACAATTATCAATATACAATGAAATTATCGCCAGATACCAGCCGATGATAAACGCTCATAACGAATTAATCAGTAAACAAGAAGAATATAATAAATTATTAAGTGAAAGTCAGAAAAGATATAACGAAGTAGTTTCAAGTATTCAAGAAGCTCATAAAAACACCGCAGAGGGAAAAATAAGAGCGTTAAGGGAAGAAATAGCAAAATTTGAAGCTATGCGCGGAACTATGGTTAAAACAGAAGAACAAATATTTAGGGGTACATATCAAAACTCAAGCGGTGTACCGCAAGCGATTATTGATACAGTTCTTAGAAATAGATCGATGACAGAAAAAGAAGCGAGCGATCTGGAAGATATCATACGTGATTTATATAAACAGCTAGAAAATATAAATAAAGGTTCAAGTAATGTAAAAAACAATTTCGCAGACTGGGTTAGATTACTCTCACAAGCAACCGGATACACTGAAGAACAAGTCGCAGCCATGAAAGGGCTTGAAACTGTCGAAAGATATGCCGCTGAAGGCATAGAAGCCGTTATGGATCGGTATCTAACCCTGACTGATAAAGGCTTTATCTATGAATTATTAGGGTTAGGCGAAACAGACGTATATGAAGACGCCGCGCAGAAAATGCAAGCCTTGGTTCAAATGATGACGGAAGCCAGAACTGAAGACCCTTGGAGCATTAGCGATGAATCGTATAATAGGGCTTTAGAACTGCTGGAAAAATACAATGCAACAGCCGATAATTCACGTTTTCAATTTTTTATATCTCAGATAGAAGAAGAAAGAATTCTTTTAGGGAAAACAATAAACGAGAGAAATCGTTCAAGCGCAGCGGATAAATTAAGAAGCGCAGGAATAAATCCTACTGACAGCCGAATTGATCAAGTAATATCTTCCAATGAGCAAAATAAATTATTATCCATAACAAGGCAATGGCAGGATATTTTCAAGACTTCTAACGAACTAGCCATTGAACGTCTGGCGATAGAAGAAGAAATCAGCTTGGAAACGGCAAAACAGATTTACGGTGAGCAGAAGCAGATAGATTATATAAAACACGGGCGCGATATAAGCGGGGAAATATCAGACTCTACCCAGTCTGCTTTGGAGGGTATCCGCCAAGGGCTTGGAGGATATGTAGAATACTTTAATTCAATAACGGCTAACTTGGCTTTACAAAGAATCCAAGGGACTAATACAGGCGATTTTGTGAAAGGGTTTACTCAAAATGACATGAACTGGCAGGTAGGCGGGATAGATTCACTGGTTGGGGCGATTTCAGAAGTTGTATTTAGCATTGAAGGCGTGAGTGAAATTTTAAGTCCTATTACCGCCATGTTAAAAGAATTTGAAGACATTATTAAATCGGTTCTTCTTCCTGTTTACTTAGTTGTCCAAGCTCTTACCGCGCTTACAAGAGGTATAAATTGGATATTGAACACAATTACCTTTGGTTTATTTGAAGAGATGGCTGATCTCTACGATTCGTTAGTTGGTACAAACGATGAAAGAGAAAGGGAAGAAGAAAGAATAAGAGCCTTAAACGAACAGTACGGGAGACTATTAAACGCTTTAAAAGAGCAGGAGGAATATTACCTTCAACAGAGAAGAAGCCTTAATTCTGAATTTGCAATCGAGAATTTCCAGACAAGACAAGTAAACGATATGATTTTAAGCCCTAACGGAGCTTTCTCTACAAATCCAAGAGATTTTATTATCGCTACAAAAAACCCGCAGGAATTAATGGGCGGAGGTAGAGGTGATGTAATAATTCAAGTTCATCCTGACAACGCAACCGTTACAGCAACAGAAACAACAAGGGCAGACGGCACTAGAGAAATAATAATGAAGGTTAAAGGCTTGATAGGGCAAGAAATAGCCAATGGCGGCATGGATAATTTTTTTGACGCGATGGACAACCGCAGACAAGGAAAGAGGGCGCACTCATGATTGCATGGGCTTTATTAAACGGCAAACCTGTAGGAACTGTACTCCGTTCGTCATCATGGGACGCTTCGCTAGGAATCATAGCTGATAAAACAAGAAGCGGAAAATTAAAAGTCAGAGCCAATCATTTAAATGAGCCTTCAGGATTTAACATTGTAATGCACATGACTCTTGCCGAATATCGTGTTTTTAACGACTGGTTTAGAAATACTTGCAGGAGAGGGTTACACTCGTTCGCATACTCTAAAATAAACGATAACACAGGAATTTTAGTTGAGTACCAGTTTGACCCTGAATCAAAAATAACTATAAAAAACACATCCGCTTTAAATCTTGAAATAGAGATGAATTGGCTGGAGGTACAATGACGCCAAAAGTACAGCAATTATTATCACGGCATAGAACATTCGCTGCATTTCCTTACCTGATAAAAATAAGCCATCCTGAATACGCAGATATGTTATACGCGAATTCTCTTGAGAATATCGTATTTAGAGGCAATATCTATAATTCAGCCAATTTTACTTTACAGCCGCCCGATCTTGACGGCTCGAAAATAGGAGCCGCTTCTTTAACGATTTCGGCTGTAGATCAGGTGTGGATAGAGAAGATAAGGCAGACGCAAATCCCTGCGTTATTACAATTTATAGCGGTAATTGATTACAACGATCTGGGTATCGCAGGAATTGAAGCATTAGACGAGAACAGCTTTACATTAAGAGCCGCGAGATGGGATGAAAAATCAATTACGTGGGAATTAAGTTTTGATGAAAGACAAAACTATATTATTACTTCAATCAAATGTACTCCGCAAGTTGCTCCGGGGTGCGCATGATCAAGGATTTAATCGGTATACCTTATAAAGCGCACGGAAGGGATCGCTTAGGCATGGACTGTTACGGCTTGGTAATAGAAGTGCTTCGCAGAAAAGGCTTAACGCTTCTGGATGTTTTTTATCCTGACACCAGCGATGAAACAAACATAGAAATTCTAAAGATACTAAAAGAAGGAATTTCCAACACAAAAGTAGATAATCCTGAAGAAGGCGATGTAGTAGAAATTCTTGTACACAGTCAGCCTTCCCATGTCGGTGTCTGTTTGGGAGACGGCACGTTTATTTATGCTTTAAGAAAAGTCGGCGTTGTTATTGAGCCTTTATCAAGATACAGACACAGAATTAAGGGGTATTACCGTGTTAATTAATCTGTATAAAAGCATGAATGATAATTTTTATGAAGTAATCCCTGTATACGAAAGCAAGACCATTAAAGAAGCATTGCCTGATGTTGATTTTGAAAACGCTAAAATCGCGGTTAACGGAAACCTGACAGACGAGAATCATATTTTACACGATGATGATATTTGCGCAATAAGATTATTTCCAAAAGCAACTGCCGTATTAATTACCGCAGGTGTTATAGCAGGGCTAGTAATAACTAACGAGATCGTAAGAGCGGTAACGGGAAAGTCTTTGATACAGCATTTAGGCGATGCTCTTAGAAGATGGCTTTTACCTGACGACACTAACGCAAATCAGGAAACAACGCAGAGCATCCCTCAGTTAAGAGGAGCAAAAAATCAGTCAAACAGAAATAAACCTATTCCGCTTATTTTAGGAAGGCATTTTTATACCCCTATGTATTTAGGCACTCCTTACACAGAGATCGGCGGCGTAGACGGAGAAGACCAGTATTACAACGCTCTTTATTTATTAGGATGGGGAGATTTAAAGGTAAGCGATGTCAGATTAGGGGCTGTAAGCGGAATATCACGTAACACAGAGGGAACTTTAAACGGTATGCTTCCTTATAATGACGATCCTAAATTCGGTGATCCTTCGTTTAGGGAAAGTAACCCTTTACTTGAATTAAGGCACACAGGAGAAGTCGGGCTTTATCCTCAAAGAGTAGTTGAAGAACGCCTTAGCATTGAATTAATGAACGTAGAAGGAGAATCGCGCTTAGAGCCGACCCGTTTTTCCGCCAAAAACCCTCAGAGAGTACAAGTAGAGATTACGTTTAATAACGGACTTATATCTTACGATGAATCAGGCAGCGCATTTATTGCAGTCGTAGGAATAAGACTTGAATGGAGAGGCGATCCGGCACAAGATGTATGGCACGAATTCGGACAGTTTGGTATAGGGCAGTCTTCTATATCTTACTCTCCTGAAACACGTACTTCAATAATCACTCGAAGTAAACCAAAGCAGATGAGGTTTGTAGCTGAAAGATATTTCTCATTCTCTGAAGTAAACGCCGCTGTAAACAGAACCGTTGAACTTAGAATAATCCGTACTAATCCCAAAGATCCAAGTGATACAAGAACAATAAGTACAGTTTTCCTGTCGGCAATAAGAACATGGTGTTTTGATTACGATCTAACCGTAGCTAATAATAACGTGATGGTCATTCAAAGACCGATGATAGAAAAGTACAGAGATAAAACCGCGCGGTTAGGTTTTAGAATAAAAGCTACCGATAATCTACAGGGTACGATTGACGCTCTTAACTGTATGGTTGAATCTTACGGAAGAACATGGAACGGTTCAAGCTGGAGCAGCGCGGAAACACCCACAAATAATCCTGCAAGCGCAGCTTTAAAAATTTTACAGTCTCCGGCATTAGGAAACAACGCTTACATCGGCAAAGCCGAAGAAATGATAGATCTTAATTCATTCGGCGAATTTTACAAGTGGTGCGCAGACAGAGAGTATACCTGTAACGGAGTATTGGTAAACGAAAAAAGGGTTGATGATTTATTAAACGCTGTCTTGTCTACAGGCAGGGGAATGAGAATCTTAAATGAAACCCGTTACGCTGTTTTAATTGATAGAGAAAGAATAAATCCAGTCACTGTATTGAATTCACAAAATGTACTGGAAGCGACTAATCAAAAAAGCTTTGAAGATTTACCTGACGGGTTTTCTGTTAAATTTATAAATGAGATAGACGGTTATCAAGAGACAGAAATTTTTGTAATGAAGGACGGCTCGAATAAACCCAAGCCTGAATCAAGAATTGAAAGTATAGAAATGCCTTTTGTTACCGATTATAAACAGGTAGTCAGAAACGCATGGTATATGCTGGCTTGCAGGCATTTAAGACCTGAAGTCTGGATAAGAAAAGTTTCTGTTGACGGCTATTTAATAGGTATTGGAAGCCTGGTTGAAATTCAAGACGACACAATTCTTGTTGGAATAGGAGAGGGAGCTGCAATAACAGGTCTTACCGTAGAAAATAATATTATTACAGAAATTAAAACCGACGGTTTATTTGAAGTCTACGACTTAAATAAAATGTACGGAATTAAAATCATGCAGTATGACGGTATCTCTACAGGTAAAATAAGAACCGTTCAAGTGCCTATTCCTAATCAGGGAATACATAGAAATTTTAAAGTCTCAATCCCTCTCAGTGATCGACCGATACCGAGTACGGGAGACATAATAGCTTTCGGAGAATACGGCAAGATTACTACAAATGCGATCTGTTTCGGAAAAAAACCAAACGGAGACGGTACGTTCGATCTTACTTTGATTCCTTATCAGGAAGGAATTTATACAACAGATTCAGGTCAAATCCCTGAATACCAGCACAATATAACCCCTCCGCAGGGAATACCTCCTCTTAATCAAATACCTCCTCCGCCTGTAACAATGCCGGATTTAATCGGCACCATAACAGGAATGAATATTGAAGGGCGGGATGCTGTAATATACGAACTTGTGCCGAGCGTAAACGTAATTTTAAAATTCAGTAACGGTAAGATTGATCCTGAAATTATTTCCTGCGCTCAAGAGATGACAGCAGGTAACGCGCTGCCTGTACCTTCCAATAAAATGCTTCAATATGTTACTTCCAATAGCGGCGGAATGGCGGTGTTATACACTGCTCCTGTTCAGGTAGGAGAATGGGACTGGATAGAATTTGTTTTATCAGACAGGGGGATAGAATTAGATCGCCAGAGGGTGCCTGTTTTAAGAGAAGGATCGGATGCTGTAAATATCATTTTAGCAAACGAAGGGTATCAAATTCGCTGTTATTCTGACGGCACTCCGCATGAGAATCAAATTCCTTTCTCGATACAGGCGTGGTTTTACAGAGGCATAGATTTAATAAATGCTGACTGGGAATTATACAACGCTCCAAGAGGGATTACTATAAACAGTAAAGGATTAATTCAAGTTAATTCTGAATACAAATATAATCCAAACGACATTATAAGATATCCCGGAGACATAGCCGATCCAATGCCCGATCCTTTTTATCCGTGGGACGGGACATGGCAGATAGGGCAGCTTGAACTTGGATTTGTAACGGAAGTAATAGTATGGGCTCATTATGAAGATCGTAAATTTCAAAAGACATTAAGAATACTGAAAGTATTAGACGGCGAAAAAGGAGACAAGGGCGATAAAGGGGATCAGGGAGACGCATCTCCGCAATACCTTGGAAGGACTTACAGCCCGGGAACAAGTACAGGCGTAGTTACGATTTATGATAATCCTTCAAGCCAAAGACAGGTACAGGCTAATAACGGGGATTTCGTGCTTTTTCTAGGAAAAACAATTCCCGGTACAATTTATGAAGAAGGAATTTGTATACGATGGCATAACGGGCTGTGGCATGACGGATATAGATACGGCTGGTATCAAATACCTGTTGAAGCAGATGGGAATTTTGAAAGCAACCCTTATATGCAGTCTATGGCAGATAACTTAAACAGTGCGCCAAGAGGAAGGTTTTTATCAATTATAGTTCAGGACTTAATAGCAAAGACGGCGATGATTGAAAAACTGTTTACAAGATATGTTGAAATGTCAGGTGACGGCGAAATTATTTCCAAAGGTTTTCAAGGAATAAACGGTACAGTACCTGGGTTCAGGTTAAAAGCCTCTACAGGGTTAGTAGAGGCTAACAAAATAAAAACCAGAGGCATGGACGCTGTTGATGCAACTGTAAAAGGTAATCTTCTTGTTGGAGACGCATGGCATAATAATGGTCAGGTAAATAATCCTGCCGCCCGTGGTAGTTTTTTAGCTCTAAATATGAATTTAACGGGCGACCAACACGAAATAAGAATAAAAAGTTTGGGTTTATACGGACGCTCATTTTTTGGCTTTACTCATGGCAATACACCGGGAGAAACAATTTTTGATGGAACTAAATTAATTTATCCAACTTGCGTTACGCAGTTAGTAGCGAGAAGTATAAGAGGTACTCATAGTATTTTGTCTCTTTATAATCACATAAATGCAATGCTTTTTAGAGCAAATAACTATGAAAACTATCCGTGCCCAATAAATGGAACGCTTCGTTTTTCCCTTCCGCCGCCTGTAAATATGGGAAGCTGGATGCATGTAGTTTATATTACTGTATTGAATGAGTCTAATCGTCCGTATAAAATAACAGGAACGAATAATGAAGGCTATCCTTTAGATATTACTATAACATCTTCAAGCGTTAGAGTAGATTATTTAGGAAATACGTCAACAGGGACTACTGGTACATTCGAGGCGAATTTTGTTTGTCTTTAGAGATTAAATAATCAATAAGGTGAAAATAATGGTTCAAAATCAAGGTTTCTTGCATATTTAATGGATACTTGATCCCCAGGTTCAAATGTAGTTGAACCAGTTGCAAGATTTGGTTCCCATGATGTGCCGTTTTGACTTCTTAAATTCCAGCCACGAAAAAACCATCCTTCATTATGTTCAAGTGTTCCCTTATCCAATACAGTAAATGTATCATAAATATAATCATAATAGCCATCTTTTATACGTTTATATTTTTTAGGATCAACAGGAGGTTCCCCTATTGTATTTTCCCCTTTGTGGTAGGTAATCGTATAGTATACAGGCGGTTCTTCCGCACCATTGCTTTCTTCTTCTCCGTTCCCGCTATTGCATGAAAACAGGAGAAGGGTAACAGCAAGAATGGTAATTATTGATAATAGTTTTTTCATAAAGCCTCATCAGGAATAGCCAGTATATTAGCATCTCTGCTAAACTGATTATATGAAAGTTTAAAAAAACGATGTTCATTCAAAACCTTATTAAACGAATCTATTAGGGCTACTAACTTTGGAAGCCAAGTGTTTTTTTTGTTGTTAAAATGTTGTAATGTTTGACCTGTATGGCGTATTTCTACAACAAGATTCTTTAAACCATGATATATATTTCTTAATTTCTTTATAACGTCCTTATTATTTCTTTTATCATCTTGAGAAGTAATCATTTTGTGTATAATCCTTATATAGTAATTATTACAAAGATGTATGGCAAAATCTTTTAAGCCTCTATTTAAATGTTCTTCAATACATGTACTCTGTTGAGCGATGATAGTGAATTCGTCTTTATCACCAATAGCGTTGTACATCTTTTTATAATGAAATAATGCGTCTCTGAAATTTAAATAAGGTGACGCAATGCTTTGTTTTACAGGAAGCGCATCAAAAAGGTCTTTGATTATTTTGATTTCATCGGCATAATCAAAAAGTTCCTCAGCTATTTCATCAAGCCTTTGCTCTGCTGACAAGTTGGTCTCCATGAGGATATTGAATTAAAGGATAATAATCATTTAAAGAAACAGTATCGCCAGAAACCACTTTCCCAGACAGTTCGGTGTCGTGGATAAATGAGGTGTTTGGATTTATGTACCACTGACTGGTAACGCTCTTTAAGGATTGTGGTGAACCTTTAATGCTACCGAGAAGCCGCAAGAGTTGTTTTTTGTTCTCTTTCTGTTGTCCCATGTTATACTCCTTTCTTATATCGTCTCTTCTAATGCCCTGAAAGTTTTTAAAGCTTCTATATTTATTTTATCATGATAAAATATATCTTTTGGAATTAGTTTTGTTGCCATGTTTTCTACGCATCCTCGTTTCATAATTTCATTCATAAAATGAGTTCCTAGCGTCTTATTAAAATTATTAACTAAAACGTTTCTGTGACTTTCCAGCTCGTTTAAATATTCGCTATCTGCTGTCTTTTTTGAAGCGTATTTTAATTTCATAGCTAGAAAAAACTTTACATATTCTTCATACCGAGAATCAAAATCTTTCCTTTCTTCCCAGTTCTCAATGAGTATAGTTTCCTTAACGGCTTCCGAAAGAAAAATGTTTGTAAACTGATATATAAACTCTCTCTTTTCCATTTTGCGCGTCAGTTTTAAAGAATCGACGCTCCCCCTTGACTTATAGCCTTCGCAGGTAGAATACCTGTGCGTATTCGTAGCTACTTCTTGATAACTTGATAAATAAAAGGAGGCTGAGTAGCACGCAGACCTACCTTGAGCATTAAATCCCCAAGGTTTTGATAGATTTTTCATCCCCCCCTCCCGTTCTGAAAAACCATCCTCTGTACGCTTCACGTATCGATCAACTTCTTAAACAATGCCATATACAATTTAGCAAAAAACAAGCTTTAATTATAGCACCTGTCAAGCCATTTTTGTAATTTTTTTCATTTTTCGCTAAATTTCATCCATAAGTAAAATATAACGCCTGTATAGGTATATATCTTGTAGTAAATTAATAATTTACATACTATCGGCATTAATTATATACAAATTTAGCTATAAATTTACAAAAAATAGCCTAGTAAGCGTTAAAAACAGTACGGGGCTATTTTTTAGCTTCCATTTTTTTAGACAGAGAAACCACTTCGCCAATAACTGTCCCGTCTGCCGATTTAAATAAAGTTTCATAAGGAAAACCTAGAGCTTCAGCAACAATAGCATAATACAAAAACTTAGTACATACCAACTAAGTAAATATATACGAATTGCAAGACTTTAACTCCTTATCAATAATTTACCAAGGAGTAAGTCATGTACATAAAAACAGAATGGAAAGCCCGTAAGGGAACCAGAACAAACAAATTTACAAAGTCTCAGGAAACGGCTTTAACTGTTTTACTTGAAAATACCCCTGATGAAATAATGACAGAAGGCACTCCTTTCAGCGTTGATAACATGAACCATATTGAAGAAGGGATTTATGACGCGCATGAAATGATTGCTGAAGCACATGAAATGATTGCTGATGAAGAAGCCTCACGTATTCAAGGAGATATGGATACCCTTGAAGATGCTAATGAGTATACGAGACAAACCGTACTTGCGGAAATTCAAACCCACAATACAAGCGCAAACGCCCATGCCGATATCAGAAATATTATCAACACCCTTATCGGGCTGCCTGAGTGGGATTCCTCAAATCACATAATTACTTTTACCGCAAAGGACGGCTCAACCCTGGAAGTAAACATACCCCTTGAAGAACT